TAGCGAGGATACTGGAGCGATTCAGAGACGCAGGCTTCGACGCCTGCCGGGTGCTTGGGTTTGGTGACGTGGTTTTACTTCAGGAGATTGACTATGCGAGGGAATCGACGAGGCGAGATTGGTTTGCTGGCACTGTTTGCCTACGTGTTTGTCATGACTTGCGCCGGCGGTGCTATTGAAGGCACTTGGCACCCGATCGAGAATACGATCGAGGGTTGGGTTGGCTGGGATGTCAACGGTGACGGCGACGTTGCTGGCGAGGCTCCTAAGCCGCCGACTGTGGAGTAGGTGTGATGGTTACTGCTTTTGAAAAGGATGCTGCAATGAAAAAGTTTACGGAAGAGGACGCTCAGAGGCTTGCTGAAATGCTTGGTGGTCAGGTTCTGTCTGCAATTCAGACTTGGGAATCTGCTATGAAAGTGCTACCCATAAGTAGCAAGCAGTACAAGGCGATTTGCAAGGCTGGCTTGGCGTGCCAGGATGCCTACCATGCGGCAAGGAGCCTGACTGAAGAACGGCTGGGGATGGATGTGGCTAGTCGGTTCTTCACGGTTGGCGTTTACTGCGGGTTTTCTTGATGTTGGCGGGTCGGTGGTGTAGAGGAAACACAGCAAGCATTCGGAGTTGAAACGATTCCGAGCAGTAAAGCAGCAATGTGTCACTGTGTGAGTTGAAATGCGGGTTCGAATCCCGCCCGACCTGATTGATAGAGTTTGTGGTAGCCAAGCCGGACGGAAACTCCGGGGCATTACATTGTTATCTGGTGGATATTTGGAGTTGATGAAATGTCAGATTCGAGGTCGTCTGGTTCGTCTGGTGGAATTGGAATTCTCGATTTACTTGGTGTCGTCTTCGTGACGCTGAAATTGTGCGGGGTAATCGACTGGTCGTGGTGGTGGGTCACGGCTCCGTTTTGGGGCGGGTTCGCGTTGTTGCTTGCGATATTGTTGATTGCTGGAATCGTGTGGCTGGGTGTTGCAGCATACGAGCGGGTTACGTCCAGATAACAAGCGTTATACATAGAACCAGCGGGTTTGAATCCCGCCCGACCTGATTGATATTTATAAGTCTATGTGGAGGGAAATTTGATGGATTTTGCAGACGAAACCGACAAGCCTGATTCTGTTGTGCGGCGTCTCATTCTGGGTCGCCGTGTCATTTTTGCAGTGATTGGTGAGCGTTCAGCAGTTCATTTCTGGGTCGAGCCAAACTGGGAGGATACCAAAAAATCTTGGGGCGGCGTGGAGTTTCACGAAAAGCCAGAAGACGGACGCAAGCCAGACAACGATCGTTGCTGGCTGCTGAATGGCCCATGTTGTCATGATGGCTCATCACTTTACGCATCAGAGAAAGTGATACCGATGTTTCATAGTTGTTGTGAAATTGGCGATGGGAATTATGAGCCTGTGTGGAGTGAAATTGAAGGAGCATTAAAGCGGAACACCTCCGCATAACGCTCGCGATCAGCGGGCACGAGGAGCAAACCATGCGCTCAGAAAACGGTCGATCGAGTGCTCCGTCTGCATCGCGTTGTTATCGTGCTTACGGGTTCGATCCATGCGAATTTGAGCCCGATCAATGCGAGCGATGCAAACAGGTTAAGCCATTGTATTTTGGCGACAGGGATTATTGGGACAGTCGTGAAGGTTCGCACCTCTGCGGCGATTGTCTCGACGAACGGATTGCGGCAGACAAAGAGTATGCTGCGTACATGGAACAAATGATTGAGAATCAACGTGACCACGAAGCCAGCCACATGCCGTGGATGATGTAGTCACAAAAACAAGCATTATGCAGTCCCGCCCGACCTGATTTTGATTGCGGCGAACTGAGCGAATTTCGAATGGTTGAAAGGAGATAGCGATGAAGCTATTGCCAGACACAATGCCAGAACCAAACGTCGAATACTATTGGAAGCGAACTGACGGATGGAAGTGGTTGGATGGTTGTGAGCATTGGTGGGAAGTCTTCATTGTGTTTTACGACGGAATGAACGGCGGTGGTGGCGCGTGCATTGAGGAGCGATGGCGATGGAATGGATCGTCGCAGAATCTTCGAGTGCAACCACGAAACCTTACGTTACAAGAGACACGGCAGTTGATCGCGGAATTGTCCGCATAACAAGCGTTCTGTGGACGAGCGAGACAATCAATGCTTGGGGATGTAGTTCAACGGTAGAACGCGAAATCAAGCCACGCCATAGTGCGGGGTGTGCTTCCCTTTTCAGGCGTGAATCCCGGTTCGACTCCGGGCATCCCCATTTTTTAGTGACAGAACAAGCGTTACACAGAGAACCAGCGGGTTCGATTCCCGCCCGACCTGATTTTTGATTACGGCGAACTTATCGAATTTTTCGAAGTGTTAGAAGGAGCTAGCGATGGCAGGTGAGGACGCAAGAGTTGAGGCTTTGGTCTGTGACGATAAGGCTTTGATCTGTGGCGAAAATGATTTGTTTTGGATTGAAGTAATTGTCAATGGATTCAAAGATTTTTCGATTAATGCATCGTCAATGCAAGATGCAGAAAGAATGGCACCAGAGGTCGAGAGATTGGTTAAATCAGTCTATCGAAAAGCTTATCGCGACGGATACCATTCCTGCCAGCAAGTGATCAAGGACTCTTTGGGATTGCCAAGGTAAGGAGCTAGCGATGGATGACATGGGGTTTTATGACGCAAGATTTGAATGTACACCAGAACAATACCATGCAGCTATCGACAAGCTGTGGAAAGCGTTGGGTGTGCAAGGACCTCAAAAAGAAGACTGCTTTTCGATGGCAGCTAACGAAATTATCCGACTTAGAAGGCGAGTCGAGGAATTAGAAAGCCATCTGTCGCTGCGAATAGAAATGACCACGCGATAGACGTAACAATCAACCAAAGGAGACAGCGATGGACGGATTTCGAGGCATCCCAGGGGTGCCGGAGGGGTGGGAGTTGGTTGGCATTGGATGCGAGGCTGGCGACTGGTCAATTGGATTTTTGGATGGAAAGCGATGTGCGGTGCGGCTCGCCATAAAGTCCCCAAACTCGCCAAAAATCCGCAAGATCGAGAAGCCGAAGCGGTATCGACAGTTTGCCAGTGCGGAGGAGTTCAAGCCGCATCGGGAGCGGTGGTGGAAATGGAAAGGCCAAAGCCTTATTTCACCTCCTGCTCGCTATAACGACGAAGAGCACAACTCAACATCTTGGCGACAGTCGTTCGATGAAAAAGTTTTCGATGACGGCGCTCCCTTCGGCGTGGAGGTGACAGATGACATTCGGTAGATGGCATCGACTCCAAAGAATCAATGCTCTGCGAGTCAATCGCGGTGGCGTTGCTGCGATATGCAACATCAGTCTAAACGATCTTTACAGAACAGATCCAATGCCAGAAAGCGAAGAGGAAGCGATGGCGAGTGACGTTGACGCTCTGGCCGCGACGCTGGATGAGAGGTACGGCATGGATGGCTGGGCCATGTGGCGTGCTGCGATCGGTGGCTGGGTGGTCAAGTTGGAAAGCGACAAGAGCACGCACAGCCGAGGCACGATCAGTCTTGCGTTGCAGGGTGCGGTGAATCACAAGCCACTGCCGGTGGTGCCGAGGAGGCCGAGCCTGTTTTCGGCTGATGGTGCAGACGTTTACAAATCCGGAAGTACCTGGCGCGTGGCCGAAGAATGGGCGAAGCTTCACGAAAAGCACATTCAGCAAGCCTACGACGATTGGATGACCAATCACGGCTGGACGCTGGGCAAGCAGGAAGGGGTGGATTTTCGGTATGAGTAGTCTTTCACCCGTGGTGCTAATCCAGGAAACACAGTCGGCGAAAGTCGAAAGTTGCGGGTTCAACTCCCGTCGGGTGAATTGGGTTGGTTTGGAATGTAACTTTTTGGAGGTGTGGCGATGGATTTAATTCCAGACTGGGCGATGCAAATGAGGGAAAAAAGCCAGGTTTTGAAAACTCGGCTCGACCACTTTCCAAACTGGATGAAGCGATCGATAAACGCTTATCTAATCAAGAACGGGGTCAAAAAGGATAGTTCACATTACCCTTGGATCCTGAACAGCATTGGCGGCATTGAATTAGATCACTGGGGGACGTGCGATGGCGGGACAGTGTTTGTAAATGAACCGTATTTTTGCCAGATGTATGGACATCAAAAGATAGCAGAACTGCTTGGATTACATTTGACTGTTATTCCGCAAGAAAAAAGCTTTTGGTTTCCAAATAGAACGTTCCGATACGAGCTTCGTTATTCTGACGCTAGCTTTTTTTAACACTGAGGCACCCATGAACAAAACAAAACTGAAAACTTACATCGACACCCTGAAAGCCTACCGGAAGGCGGAATCGGAGATGCAAGCGGCAGCAAGGGAGCTAACAGGCGATCTGTTCGCGGATCGTTACAGCGGGCCAAAGATCGCTGATGCAACTGGTTGGTCAAAAACGAGCGTCTACAAGGTCGCCAAGGGTCACTGGCTGGCCTCGGCTGACTACCTCGAAGCGATGATCGGGCTGGCTAGCGGTGAGCCGGTAATCAAGCAGCGTGTGTCTCGTTCACCCCAACCTGACTTCCACGGAGCATAGACCATGAGCAAAAAGACGATTGCACAAATCACCCTGCGTGATGGCGTTTGGCGCATCGATTCGCCTGGCGTGAAAGATGGCTTTGTTTGCATGGGCGACCGTCCAGCAGATCGGGCTGCCTGGTTCGCGGAGATGGAATACGGGTACGGTACGCCACATTCCAAGCCGTGGCCTCCGGGTGAGTGGTCCTGCGAAAAGGATCGAGCAGTGTACTACTCAGCGAGCGACACGGTCGAACTCTCACCCGAGGCTCAAGCTATCCTGCTGGACCAGCCCGAGCCAGCCAATGACGAGCCGGTAGAAGGTGGTGCCATTTGTATCGCCTGCATCTGCGGGCTAGCCTTCGTGGTGATCCTGCTGATCGCAATGGTGGTCGGTATCGTGCAAAGCTTCGCTGCGATGCTGGATGACAGCCCAACAGCGGCCACTGGTGCATTGCTGGCGGCCTGGTGTGGGATAACAGCGTGGTTCGGGGCGTGGTCACTGGATATTGGAGGTTGAGATGGACTCGATTTTGACGCAGCGGGAGATTGTAGAGCAGCGGCTGAGGCAGCCGGATGACCTGGGTGAGATGGCGTGGGTGTTTATGGTGTACTCGCTAATAGCGGTGGACGGCGACACCTTCGACGCTGTTTTGGATCTCGGCTTTGGAGTGTGGAAAAAGGAGCGTTTCCGATTACTGCGTTGCAATGCTCCTGAGCGTGGGCAACCTGGCTGGGCGGATGCTACTACCAAGCTGATTTATGAACTCGGGTTGGATACTGATCGTTATCTTTGGTCCCGCAAGACCAAACGTGACAAGTACGGTCGCTACCTTGCCGATGTCTGGTTCAGCCAGCGCGGGCAGTGGCTGTCTGACATCATGCTTGCCAGTGGGCTGGTCGAGGAGTACTTGCCATGAGTGACGATTTACTAAAGCGTGCTCGCCAGTGGGCGGATCGGTTCGGACCATCGAACTGCTGGACGGGCACCAGTGGCGAAGCGGCTACGATCATTCACCATCTGCTGGAAGTGATCGAGGCTAAACAGGCGGAGGTTGATAGCTTGACTGTCAGGCTGTCAGGGCAACGGTTAGAGGGCACGGTAGAGGAGGTGATGATTTATGGGCACACGGTTGGAAGCGGTGACGTCTGCGGAGTACGATGCTGCAAGGCGGAGCTACATGGGATCCCACAGTCTGGAGCGGTTCAGGCGGAGCCCGCTGGAATTCCAGTTGATGGCCAAGGGGATGCTCCAAGATAAGGACTCCAGCGCGTACGCATTCGGCAGGGCATTTCATTGCTGGTTCCTGGAAGGTGAGGCAGCATTCCATCAGCGGTACGTGGTATCGGAAGGACCGATCAACGAGAAGACTCTCAAGCCATACGGTCGCGATACCAAAGCGTTTCAAGAGTGGATGGCTGATAACGTCATGCCGGGCCAGGAACTGATTACCGGCGAGGAATTCAGCCGGATACAGCAGATGGCGGAGGCGACTAAAGAGACGGCTGGAATCGAGATGCTTGACAATGGGCAGCCAGAGCAGACCATTCGAGGCGACATCTTTGGCGTTGACTGCCAGAGTCGACTAGACTTTTTGAACGCCACCGAAGGCTACTTCGTCGACGTGAAAACCGATGCTGAACTTGACACCTTCGTCTATCGCTTCGGCAAGTTTGGCTACGCTAGACAGTTGGCTTTTTATCGTGAGATGGTTCGAGCATTGGGCACCGGCCAGGAGTGGTCAGTGTTCGTGCTCGCAATCGAAAAAGAGATGCCTTTCCGATCGCAGCTCTACCGGGTGATGGATTCGACGCTATTAGCGGCGAGGGAAGAAGTGATCCAAGCACTGGATCAGTACAAGCAACTTCGCTTGCGTGAAGATGATTTTGAGTGGCCGATTTCGTTGGTTTATGGGCAGAAAGTGGAGGTGATCTGATGAGTGAAAAAAGCTGGGTTCCGGACGGCTACAGCGTTGTAGAAATGGCGGTGCCGGATGAGATCGCGGCGGAGATTGGCGAGGGCAATGCGTTGGTGTGGCGTCAGGCTAGCGCTGGCGAAAGGTATCTTTCGAGTGCCTTTAACAGAGTCGGAACAAGGCAAAAAAGAACAGATTCGTTTCTAAGTGTCATCGTCCCCACCACGCCACCCGCTGATCAGTACCGAGAGCCTACGCAGGATGATGTTGGGAAGATGGTTGAGGTGCGGGATCGTAGCAAAGAAGGCTGGGAGCCTCGTGAACTTCTTGCCGTGATCGGCGACGAAACAATTGTCAGAAGGTTTGTTTGCCGTGATGCTGCCGGTGGATTCTATTGCTTTACCTGGACATTCGCCCGCATCAAGATCGAGGAGGTGAAGTAATGGAACTCTACTCAACCCGCGTCATCAAGCCGCGCCGAACCTTCCTGTATGGTGTTGGCAAAATCGGGAAGTCAACGTTTTGTAGCGAGGCACCAGGTGTTGTCTTCATTCAGACCGAAGACGGCCTGGCGAACATTGATGCAGTCACCTTTGGGCTCTGCACCGATCCGGAACAGGTGTTCGACCAGATAACGCAGTTGCGTACTCAGGAGCACCAGTTCCAGAACCTCGCCATTGATTCTGTGGACTGGTTTGAGAAGCTAGTCCATGAAAGGATCTGTCAGGAGGCTAGCGTCTCCAGCCTGATCGACATGGGCCACGGGCGAGGCTACACGATGGCCCAAGGTTGGTTCAATCGACTAACCAGGGAGCTAGACGCACTAATCGCTGAGCGTGGAATGGGCGTGTTTCTGATCGCTCATGCTGAGCCGGTTAGGTTCGAGGATCCAGACACCGCAAGCTATGACCGTTGGCAACCAAAATTGGCGAACCTGGTTGTAAAACACCTGCGGGAATGGTGCGATGAAATCTTCTTCGCCTGCGAGAAAGTCGCGGTTAAGAAGGAAGAAGGGAAAATGGGGCGAGAGGTCGCAAAGGCTGTCCGTGCTGGCGGACGGATCCTGCGGACCACTCCGAAGCCGTCAGCGATGGCGGGCAATCGCTTGAAGGGGATCCCGGAAGAGATTCCTTTGAGCTACTCGGAATATGCAAAGTACTTACCACAACATCAGGAGGTTAAGAGCAATGGCTGAGCTAGGAATCAATTGGGATGAAGTGCCAGAGGATCGGAGCTACACACCGATCCCCGATGGGGACTACTTTGTGGAAATCACATCGGCGGAGCGCGATGATAACCAGATGGAAGGTACCAGTACTCTAAAGCTGGAGTACACCATCATCGATCAAAGCCCGTTCAACGGGCGATCGGTGAGGAGCAATCACTCCCTGTACCATCCGGACGCATCGCGGGTTGAGATCGGTATGGCAACGCTTCAGAACGTTTGCCGAGCAATTGGGCTGATGAGGCCAACTGACGATCAGCAATTCTTGGGTGGTCAATGCTTCGTTCGGCTGGTGGCGTCCACCGGGAAGAACGGCAAGACGTATACGAACATCAAAGTCTGGTGGTCTGTTGACTCGCAGGCACCACCGCAGAAGGGAGCTGCAATGAAGGCACCAGCGGCCAGGCCAACGGCACGGACGCCACCTCCACAGCAGCGACCAGCGGCACCGCCATCGGGTCCGCAGGTGTGGCGGTCTGGTCAGGTGCAACCGCCCAAGGGATTCTGATAGGAAGCAGTCATGGAAGATGAGACGCTCAAGTGGCTCGATACTACAGCAGGCTGGTTAGCGTCTCGCTTCCGGACTCCAAAGGATGAGGTCTACCAGATGCTGGCCTATCAGCTTGCGTCTGGTCAGCCGAGAAAGTTCGCCAGGCTCCGCGTAATGCGTGAGCTTGGGCAGTCGGAAAGAGCCCACCAAGGGCCATCGGTGGAACGTGAAGCGGTTGAGATGGGCCAGTCAGTAGCGGAACTGACAGCGGCAGAGGTGCTAGATGAGCGATCCTGGCTGATCGTCCAACTGCGGGTGCAGCATGGTTACACCGTGAAACAGGTGGCCGATCAGCTTGGGATCTCTCGTCAGCGTGTTGGGCAGATTTACACACAGGCGATCGAACGACTTAGGGAGGAACTTGGATGAGCGGCGAAACACCATCGGATTTGCTGGCGACACTTCGGAAGCAGTTCGCGAAGCTGCATTTGGAACTAGCGGCAGGCAGGCAGGAGGCAGCGGAGGCGAGGCTAGATGCACTCGATCAGATGATCGAGGTACTGCAATTCGAGGATGAGCAGAACCGAAAGTTGATGGGCGTTGATGAGGAAGGAGCTATCGTCTGGCGTTTGCTAGTCGAAGGTGACAGCCTGAAAGCGGGCGATCAGCTTTGGGATGGATTCGACCAGGAGTGGCGAGATATACCGGAGGATGAGCACGGAGTAGATGTCGAGGAGCACCGTGTTATCCGCCGTAAAATCTTCATCCCTGGGTGAACAGCCATGCAACCTCGATGGTATCAGACGGAAGCAGTGGAGGCTATCGCTGCGCACTTCGCGACCAGTAGCACCAGCCCGGCAATCATCCTGCCAACTGGGGCTGGCAAGTCGCTGGTGATCGCCCTGCTGGCCCAAAGGATGGTCGCCAATGGTGGCCGGGTGGCGGTGTTCCAGCACAGGGCGGAACTGATTCGGCAGAACGCGGAGAAGTTTCAAGCGATCTGCCCTGATGTTCCGGTTGGGATCTGGTCTGCCAGTCTCAACCAAAAGAGCGGTAGTCAGCCGGTGGTCTTTGCTGGGATCCAGTCAGCGGCGAAGGAAGAGAGCCTGCTACACCTCGGCTGGCGGGATCTCATCATCGCGGATGAGTGCCACCTGATCCCGCCCGATGGCGATGGGCAATGGTTGTCGATGCTTAGGTACTGGCAACGGCTGAACCCTGATTTCCGCTTTGCCGGTTTGACTGCTTCACCCTGGCGACTCGATAGCGGGTCGATCATCGGCTCGGATCGGATGTTGCAAACGGTGGCATTCTCAGCACCGATCACACGGCTGATTGAGGAGGGGTATCTTTGCAATCTGATAAGCAAGGATCCAGACAACCACATCGACACCAGCGGCGTTAAGATGGCTGGTGGTGAGTACATCCTAAAGCAACTCGATGACGCTGCCAGCAAGGACGCTGCTAAGGTCGATCTAGCTTGTCGGGAACTGGTGGCTAGGACTGCGGGCAGGAACTCGGTGCTAGTCTTCTGTTGCGGTCGCAAGCATGCTCGAATGGTGGTAGAGGCAATCGCTAATCTGGAACCAGGCAACGTTGCCTACGTCGATGGGATCACCAGCAAGAGCGAGCGGGAGGATACCCTGGAGGCGTTTGCAGGCCAGCAATTTAAGTACCTCGTAAACATCGATGTCCTTACCACCGGCTTTGATGCCCCCTGCATCGATGCCATCGCCATGCTACGCCCGAGCCAATCAAAGGGGCTTGTCTACCAGATGATCGGGCGAGGGTTGAGGACACACCAGAGTAAGCAGGACTGTTTGGTCCTAGACTTCGCGGGCAATCTGATCACGCATGGCCCGATTGATTCCTTCGCCGATGACTACCGGACAACCCAGCGCGGCGAAGGTGGCGAGGCACCCAGCAAAGTTTGTCCGGAGTGCAAAGAGATTGTTCACGCAGCAGCAACCCAGTGTACCCAGTGCGACCACCAATTTCCCGAAAAGGAGATCAAGCACGACATTCGGCCAGCGGAGGTTCGGGTGCTGTCAGGTGGTGAAGACGCCACGGAAACTGTGGATGTTGAAAGCGTGAGCTATAGCGTATACGCCCCTGAGCACAAACCGAGGATGCTGCGTGTCACCTACAAGCTCATCGGCGCTGCGGCGGTGGCTGAGTATATCTGCCTTGAGCATACCCAAGGATCCTGGCAGCAGAAGAAAGCAGCGGCCTGGTGGCGTGAACGTTCAGACGTCCCGGTCCCCGATTCCGTTTGGGCAGCGTACAGGCTCCACAAGTCGGACGAAAGTGCTATTGCATCGCCTCGGCGACTCGTTCTAAAGTGGACCAAGGGCAAGCGATGGCCCGACATTGTGCAGTACATCGGCATTCAGAAAGCGATTATCGAGGCGGGTTACTTGGCTGATCTGAATGATACGATTTACATCGATCGGGACATATTTCAAGGGCTGAAAAAAGGAGGTTAGTTCATGGGCTGGCAGGATGTTTACACCGAAGGCGCGGCAAGGGCGGAGAAGATCCGCAAATCGAAGAAGCTTAGCGAGGCCAGGAAATCCATCATCATGGCGACCGAAAAGGCGTCAATGGATACACCATGCGACATCGGATTACCCTGGGTCAGCGATGAAGCGGAACGGCTGATACATCAACTCATCGAGGAGGAAGGCGTGAAGGGCATCCGGCTGGTTGAGGAACGCTGGTTGTCATCGATCTTCAACGAGCGGACGCGGGTGTTCTCGCTGATCCGTCAACACTTCTGCGATCCTGCGGAGTCAGTGGAGCAAGGCTTGAACCGTCGCCTTGGGCTGACGCTCAGGCCATCCGGCCAGTACAACAAAAGCAAGGTCTATTGCGATCAATTGAAGCACGCTTACCAGTTGGCCTGGTCGAAGATTCAGTCCGGCTATCAGCGACCAAAGGAGAAGTCACCAGAGCAGCGATCACAGGAGAAGTACAACGAGGGTTGCCGGAAGAAGCACATCCAGAAGCACCAGAAGCGGCTGATAAAGGTAGGTGCAGAATGAATTTGGGCAGCATACCAAAGGAGCTACTCGACCAGCCGAACTGGGTGCGCTGGTGGTACACACCAGACGGGAAAAAGATGTTCGTTGGCAAGTCGAACGATCGATCGACCTGGCACACGATCGACGATCTGGCTACCTCTGAGGCGGTGGCTTTCGTTATCCCGGAGGCTGGCCATTACGTAGGCGTCGATCTGGACGATGTTATCGGGCTGGATGGCGTGATGTCGGATGAGGCGAGCGAGATTCTTAACCGCTTCATCGGTGTTGCTTACGCTGAATTGTCGCCATCTGGTAGCGGGCTGAAGCTGATCACCAGGGGACGCAAGCCGGACTGGGCGAAGTGTGAGCTAAGCACCTGGCTTGAGTGCTACGATCACCACCGCTTCTGGTGTATGACTGGCAGACCAGTAGATCCCAGCGAAGCAGACTGGATGGAAATCGGAGACGGTCAGGAGGCGATCGACTGGCTTTGCGATAAGTACTTACGACCAGCCCAGCCGATCAAGCGACCAAAGCAGGTTCAGGTGGTCACAACGGAGCCGGTCAGCGGATCGCTGATCGAACGCGCGGAGGCTTACGTTGCAGCGTACCCGCCAAGCCTAGAAGGTGGTCGCAACAATGCAGCATTCAAGCTTGCCGGCCATCTGTTTGCGATCGACCACTACGGCGAACGGCTGACGGTGGACCAGTGCTTCCACCTTGTTTGGTCCTGGAACTGCGGACTACCCAACCCTCTTGATGAAGTGGAAATCCGATCGGCGGTGGAATCCAGCAGTCGCAACGGTACACCGATGGAAACCAAGCCAGCCACCTCAAGGGCTGTCACGGTTACTAGGGTGCTGTCTAGTGACGATGAAATCCAGCCCTCGCTAAACGATCTGATCGAAGGCGTGAAGGACGCGCACACGGCAGGCTGGCCAGCACGATTGATGCGACCACCTGGCTTTATGGGGGAGGTCGTTGACTTCATCCAGCAGCAGAACCCTCGGCCATCGTCGATACTCGCCCTCCCTGCTGCGATCGCTTTGCAGGCTACGCTCCTGGGTAACAAGTGGCGGGATAAGTCCGGCAACCGTGCGAACCTTTATTTGATCGCAGTCGCTCCACCAGGAGCAGGTAAGGCAGCACCGATTCGAGTTGTCCAGGATGTACTCACCGCGGCAGGGGCTGAGGAACTTTGGGGCGGCAAGCCTTCGAGTGATTCCGCGATGGCGTCGGATATGCGGGTCAAGTCAACGAAGCTTTACGTCTGGGATGAATTCGGCAAGTTCCTTCAGAAAACCAAGATGACCAGCGGAGGATCAGCTACGCTGAACACAATCCAGGATGCGATGCTTGAGCTGTGGTCGATCAACGGAGGAACCTGGAAGCAGAAGAGCTACAGTGATTCCAAGCTAAACAAGCAGGTTGATGATCCCTGCATGCTGCTTCACGGATCGACCACACCGGGAACGCTTTGGGCAGGGTTCGATGAGTCGAATCTGCTAGATGGTTTCTGTGCTCGCCTACTGATCTTCCAGGAGACGCAATACGGACCACTCCAGGAGACGGAACAGCAAGCCCCGCCAGATTCGATCATCCAGCAGGCTAGATACTGGGTTCACTGCAAGCACCATGATGGCAATCTGCCCGAGCTCAACGCGGGCTGTCGGGTGATACCTGAGACCGAGAACGCTCGGCAATACTTCCGGGCGATGGCTGGACTGATGGAGGATAACCTCCACGATGAGGCGGCAGCGGCGCAGTGGGCGAGGTCCAGCGAGAAGGCCCGCAGATTGGCCATCTGCTACGCTTGCAGCAGGGACTACCAATCACCGCTAATCGATGACGAAGCGGCTCAGTGGGCCTGCGACGTGGTCAGGATTGCCACCCAGCAGTTCCTCAAGGCGGCTAGGTCAGAGATTACCGGGAGCGACTGGCAGACGGCAAGGTGGAAGAAGGTGTTAAGCTACATCAAGAGCGAAACCAAGCGACGCCAGCCGGTTAGCCGATCGTCGATCATGCGTAAATTCAGGATGACGGCGACTGACACGGAGAAGATTCTTTCAGCGCTTTCCGAGGCACGGGAGATTGAGGCTGTCGCTGTCGCGGATCCCCGGCCAGGTCGCCCTGGGACGTACTACCGGGCGATGGGATAAGCTCCTCCACACTCAGGATCGTCGAACGAAGGATCGTGTAGACGTGATTGTTTGGATTGTCCCGCTCGTATTTGCCATCGACTAGCCAGCACCCCAGGGTAATCGCCTTGCGGTGCTTGGCGACCAGTTCACCAACCAAGCGAATTTGATAAGCGTCGTCACCCTCGGCGTGATCAAGGAAGACAACGCGGTAGAGGCGTCCTAGTTCAAACTTCTGGGTGATCATAGGTTGGTGCCTGCAATCCTGCTTCAACTGCCAGAGTCAAGGCGAACGCAACACGGGTCAGGGCGTTGACTAGGTGAGGCTCTGAGCGATCACCTGCGGACCACTCGACCAGATGGTTCATTGCGTGGCCGATGTGCTCTTCCATCGGTATCTTCTTCCAGTTGTGAAGCCCGTACTTTCGCAAGCCGAAGCCGTTACACTGGGCCAGCAGCCTCAGCACCACGGGCGGAACTGCGTCGTACCTTGCCAGTGTGAACGAGTGCTTACCACCCTGGGCGTTAGTCTCGGTTTCCCCTTCGCGCAGCTTGGGTGGTTTCACCCACTCTAGGCGGGATTGTTTTTTCGTTGGCTTCTTGGTTGTCACTTCGCCCTCACCGCTTCCAGGTTCAATCGATCCGCTCCGCTCTTGGTTCGGCTTACCGTTATCCCAAGCCAAGCCGAGCCGATGCTTTTTGGCCCCATGCCTCGCTCAACTTCCCAGCCTCCAGAGCCATCGCCCCAGGCGTCTTTGTAGCCTGGGCATCGAACGTGCAACTGCTCATCGCGGTACACCTTGCCGTTTTGGCTGATGCGTTGCCGTGGTATCGAGAAGATCCAATCGTCATGCGTGTGACCAGTCAGCACAACGTTAGCGTCTGGCGTATAGTTTGCAATTCGATTTGTCTGGATCACCCCTTTCGTCACTGGCCCACCACCTCCCGAGCCGTGGTAATGGTGCAGCCATGCGGAGGCGACGTATCGATCTGGGTTGGCGGATGATTTGACTGAGAGCCGAACCCACCCGCTGTAGCCCGAGGATAGCGTGACGCCACCAACTGATCGCAGGCCAGCAGTCAGCCTATCGGTTAGATCCGTTTCATGATTCTTCTGGATCGCCGTTTCATGGTTCCCGCGACCACAGATAGCAAGGATCGATTTGTAGGGCTCGTAGAATTCAACCGCAGTAGAGACCAGCGAATCGAGGTAGTTGTTTGTTTGATGCTCTGGGCGGATGGATTCCTTTGAGCTGCGTCGATCGTACTTGCCTTGCATCGCGCAGAACAGATCGCCGTTATCAAGGACTGGGCAATTAGATTCCATCGCTTCGTTCAGGTGCTTCCGCTCTAGATCCTGATCGCATTTTGGGTTGTCATGATGGACATCAGACCGAAGCAACATCCATGCGGTATCTTGCCCTACATCCCAAAAGCATATCTCAAAGACATTAGGCCCGATCTGTTTTAGCGTCCACTTTTGCATGGTCGTTCCTCAAATTGAGTTTAGATCGGATCGCCTCTACACGCTTCTCGCCCCATTCGTCTAGCCAGCCCTGGAACCAATAGAGGCGATCAAGCTCGCCCATTTTGTGCGGGTTGCTATCAAATGGATCGCCGTTATTGAACGACTCCCGGCCTCGGCTGTTCGCTGTTTTCTTCTTGCCCATCGATCGCCTCTTTCGTGAGTCGGCAAGCTTCTTT